GTAACTGAATGCATCAATTAAGTCATCGTGCACTTGTGCATTAGGAAAGTTTAGTAACTCGTCCACAAGTTCACTATTCCAGTCACCGACATTGAACACAATCTTTCCATGTTCTAAGCGGCCTTGTAAAGACCAAGTAATTCTGTCAGTCTTTTTCTTATTACCATGTGTAAGGTCTTCTACTCTGAAGTAGGTATTGTACTTACGCATCAGATCGCTGAGATACGGCAGTACAGCGTTCTTTAGTGCACCTCTTTCAATACCAACACACACAGGCTCATAATCTCTTACAACATCGAATATCCTTTGTGCAGACTCTTTAATGTCCCATCTGCCATACTCAATGCTCTTTACATACCAACCATCTGTTGTGACCTTAACTACTGCTATTGCTGACTGGTCTAATCTTTTCTTTTTTGCTGTGTTAGCGTTAGCAACATTTTCAAAGCCAGCAAGGTCAACTGCTATAAAGTACCTACCATCAGTAGGTTCTTCATCATCAAACTTTATCCATTCTTCTTTGAAGATGCCACCAGAGGCTGCTTCGAAGGAAGCCATGAACTCGGTTCTGAACGCAAAAGAAGACATGGACTTTTTTGCAGTTTCGATTTCGTTGGGGTCAAGCAACGGATTGTCGAAACTGGTGAAGTGCCAAGATTTGTAATCTTTGTCGTTCCCGTTAGAACCATAGGTGTATAATTCATAAAAATGGTTTCTGCCCATCGGTGTACCAATGAACAGTGCTTTGCCTTTTAAGTCTGCCAAGGCTGGCCTAAGAATCTGCTCAAACACTGCTGGCTTCATGTCAGCGTATTCGTCTAACACAACAAACTTTAGACTGACACCACGCATTGTCTCTGGCCTATCAGCGCCTTTGAGGCTGATCTGTGCGCCATTGACTAGCCTGATCTGCATATTATTAACATGGCTAGACTCAATGACGGGGTGGCCTAGTTCCAACAACGTAAGCCACATAATGTCTCTGGCCTGTCCCTGCGTAGGCGCTACATACCAGACATGACCTTTATTGGTCTGTAATGCCTCGACTATGAGCATCCATGCTGCTAGTCTACTTTTACCAGTTCTACGGCCTGCAGCAACTACCTTAAACCTAGTGTCATCATTCCACACACTTTGTTGCCAAGGTAGTAACTTAATGTCAAGTTCCATTATAGTCTACGTCCTCGGCATCGATAGTGTCTATTGGCTTTATATCGCCAACACCGCTGATGTTGATGGTGATGCCTGCTTTACCGCCAGTCTTGTCCTTTTCAAAGTAAGACAACGGTAATAGCCTATCGGCACACATCTTCAACATCGCTGCCTGATCCTTATCAGCAGGATCTAAGGCTTTCTTGATAATAGTTTCAATGATGTGGTCGCCTTTGGTGGTAAGTAAGCGAGCATGGAACTCTCGTATCCTTGCTGCCTCACCAGGAGGTCTACCACGCAATTCTCGTTTCTTCTTAGCCGCTATTGCAGTCTTTTTAGGACGACCAGCGCCTCTGGGATTCTTAGGTAACACAGGAACACTGACCTGTGTAGACAAAGAAGGCGAATCCACGGAAGAAGACACAAGCACAGAATCTTGGTCTTTTATTTCCAATTTTGAGTTCTTTCTACAATATCGTCTGGCGCTACTGATAACGCTAACGAGAAGTATAAAATTTATTTTTAATTATTGTGCGATTATTGCTTATGCTTGCAATATAGAGGTGATTATAGCACATTTTTGCTAATTTGTCAAGTTATTTCTTTTCCTTAGTGCACAGAATTGATCAATACAGTGAGTAATTTTACTCAGTGTTGCCCACTACTCTGACCTTCGCAGTGCACAGATTCCAATCCTGATTTCCTTGACAAACAGCGCAGTCATTACACTTGACTGTAAAGCATTGATTTTATTGACATTATTGCTTATTGCGAATCTGTTTGCAATAAAGCCTATTTTGCTCTTTTTTGTATCGGTGGTGATCCAACAATATCACAGCATTGCCACAACCCCATCCCCCCCATCTATGTTAGTTAGTGCTCACTATCGCTGACAGTGTTGTATTGGCGCAACAGTGTTGTATTTTGGATACAGTGTTGTATACAAGAGACAGTGTTGTATCGGCGCAACATATATGTCAGTGATGCACCACTATAGTGCACCATTGATTTTCTGCACCAAAGCAGTGCACCATTGATTCTATGCACCAAAGTAGTGCAGTGTTGTTTTTATACCACAGTCTGTTTGTGTTGTATTTACGCAACAGTAGCAAAACCTGTGCCATATTGCAGCGCACCAATGTTGTATTTCCGCACAATGGCTTGTGGCTGTCTCTAAGGGTTTTCCCTATCGACTATATTGCATAGCACCAAGTCAATAAAATCAAGCACTTAAATAACCCCAGGATTTTTCTGGTATGATTCTCTCACATATATAGGTATAAAGGCCAGATTTTTAACACTAACCAAGGAGTCTTAAATGGATGTATTAACCGCAGACCTGTTAAGATTAGTCTCAGCAGCCGTCATCATCGTTTTAATGATAGTCACCCGTAGTTAAACCAAAGAAAGGCAGGACAGTATGAGCATCAAAGTAGGTAAGCCATATTGGGCTATTCGCATCAAAAACGAGGCACTGTTGGCCTCGATGTCTTGGCCCGAGTATCGGGACCTCCGCAAACAAAAGCAGGCAGCAGCGGCCAAGATTTTGGGAAACTGTTTTGACTTTGCCAACGAGCAACAGGCAATAAAGGCCAAGAAAAAACTTCCCAAGGACTTGCAAGAGTGGGCTACACTTGCGGAATTGACTCCGATAAGTTTAGGCCTCGGATGGATTTAGCCTAACTGACGAGCCGTGAATCGGCGAAACTGTCGAGAGACAGTCTTAGGCAAACACAACCAAAGGACTACACCATGAGCACCATTGCATTATCAATGCCGATCAAGAGCAAAGCAGCAGCAATCAAGATCACAGGCAGTCTAGGCAAGCCGTCTAAAATGCCGGGGTTGTCTTACGGCATTTCCGCTACATTGTGCAAGATAGGCGCAGCCCTTGCCAAAGTTAAAGGCAGCACTTGCGAAAACTGCTATGCACTGAAGGCCAATTACGCTTACCCGTCAGTAAAGGCAGCGCACGAAAAGCGAAGAGCAGGCATTGAAGATCCGCAGTGGGCTGATGCAATGGTTTATCTTATCGCAAACAGTGGCGAGACCTATTTTAGATGGCACGATAGCGGAGACTTGCAACACTTGCAACATTTGATCAATATCGTAAAAATTGCTGAAGCACTGCCTGCCGTGTCGTTTTGGTTACCCACAAGGGAAAAGGCACTTGTAAATTCTTATTTTCGTGCCTTTGGTGCATTTCCGTCTAACCTTGTTGTCCGTGTCTCTGCTGCAATGGTGGATTCTGCAGCGCCTACAGGCTATGACAACACTAGCACGGTCCACAATGCCGCAGCGCCTGAGGGCTTTGCCTGCCCTGCATCAAAGCAAGGCAACAAGTGTCTAGACTGTCGTGCCTGCTGGAATCGTGATATTAAGAATGTCTCTTATTTGCAACACTAACCCTGAAAGGTCATAAAATGTTAGTCTTTGAATATCCAAGTAAAAAAGTTTTAAAAGAATCAATTGGTAAACCACTGCGTTACATTGAAACGAGTCTATTCGGGCCAGAGTATCGGGAGAATGGTGTACTCACTGGCGCAAATAGGCCGCACATCACTGGCTTAGGCCGAGAGTTTTTTGCCAATGTGACAATGGAAAACGGCCTTATTAAGGCTGTCAAATAGTCTTGCTAGTGTTATCCTATAGTGCCTCTTTAGTAGGGGCACTATGGGGCTAATATTGGCCTCAAAATGGGAGTTTTAATCATGGACTACTGGCTTGCTTTTCAAATTGCTGGCTTGCTGCTGGCTTTGGGCGCTGTTGTGCAAATTATGAAACCTTGGAACATTAAGTGAGGATACTAAAATGGAAACAAGATACACGGACCAAACAGGCATTGTCATTCATAAAGTTGAAGGCTACAATGTGACACTAAAAAAGAATGTCAAAGTATGGGGACATTTTGACACTTCAGACGGGGGTTTCTCCCATGTCGGACCCTGGTATAAAACCAAAGCAGAATTGCTAGCAGACCACGAAGCATTTTTAATTCGGACAGGGTGTATAAAATGAAACCATTAGTCCATGATGGTATCAATTTGGAAAGCAATTGATTTTTGAATTGAAAGATACCACTATAAAATTATGGTTCAATTGGCAAAACGGTTCATGGGTGTGTTATATGTCCAATGATTTTATGGAAGACCTAGAAAGGGAATTAGAATGCGCTTGATGACCTATGGCGGGGTCTTAATCGAGCAGTGCGAGCACACCGGCAAATGTTGGTGCTTTGGGCGATGGTTTGCTAGTCTCAGAGCGTGTAAACTTTCAATCACTAAGAGGAAAGGCAACAAAGCATGAACGATCTACACTGGCAAGAAAACGCATTATTGGGGTCTTATTTGGGCCTCAGTGACATCGTGAAAGGCTGCGATAAGCAGCGTGTCGCAGTGCCTTGGGACTATATCCGCAAGCGTTTAGTCGAATTACGCACTGAGCACGATAAACTACATGAAACAGGGGTGCAGAAATGATGCTAACAGTAGACGAGATCCTAGATATTGCTGACGCTAAACTCGACATCAGCGATATGGGGAATTGGTATGGCAACGATGATGCTATTGTCGAATTCGTATGTGAAGTGCTCAGAAAAGAAAGTGAGAAAGAAAATGGCTTGGTTACTTGATAACCCTGAAAAAGAATACATTGAATCCTGCAAGACCGATGTAATGAAAACATGGCGCAAATTTGGATTTGTGCCGCCATCAGAGCAGAAAGTAGACTTTGGTGAAAGTCTTGCTGCATTGGACAATCTAACCATAAGAGGGACAGATGAGAAACTTTGTGGCAAAACACGCACAACGCAGCGGAGCAGGGAGACACAGACAAAAGAAAAACAAGGATAAAGGGGACACACTAATGAGATGCGCTGCTTGTAATGAAGTATTGACCGACTATGAGAGCACTGTCCGCAGTGTCTTTAGCAGAGAATATGTGTCATTATGCAAATGGTGTCTAGGAACGATTAAAACCGACTGTGTTGCCATCGGTAACATAAACCTGATGTCTGACCTAGACGACATCAGCGAAGCCCTTGGCAAGGCTGAAAAGGACTCTGATGACCCATTCGCTTCTGATGCACATAATGATCGCTACTATGATCGCTGACGAGGCTGGCACGATTCTTGCTAATATTAATAATATTACTCTATAGTGCTAATGATGCTAATGATTTATATTTATAATTATTTCTTTTATGCTATTGTCCAATATTGAAAGGTAGGTCTTAATCATGCAGCCGTGGGAAACTGAACAAATGTATTTTTCAACAGTCCATGATATTGCTGAATTGCTAGTCAGTTATAATGTGGACACTGAGACTATGGTGTCAGATGTCTTGGATTGTGTCCTAAGAATTGGGCCTGAACGCAGGCAAGCATTTCAATTGCTGGCGATGCTTGATCATTTTAGTCAAGTAAAGGACACTGAAGAGGCCAACAGTGTCGCAAACGAGGTGCTCAATGCAGACACAGAGTAAGTTTGTCAAACACGAGGCCTGCGAGGCCTGCGGCAGCAGTGACGCCAAAGCCGTCTACTCTGATGGCTCCGGCTATTGCTTTAACTGTAAAACCTATTATAAGGCTTCAGAGCCGTTTGTAGACTCAGGAAGGGGTAAGGTATTACCTATGACCAACAAAGCCGTTACAGGCCAAATTAGACCCATTAGCGCCTATTTTGGCAGCATACCTGAGAGAGGCATCACTAAAGCCACTTGCGAGGCTTATGGAGTGACGCAGACAGGCATCGAACACTACTATCCATTCACTGATGCCAAAGGCACAGAAATAGCCTATAAGATTAGATCTGTCCCCGATAAACATTTTCGATCTCAAGGCAACATCAAAGATGCACTCTTGTTCGGACAAGCCATGTGGAACAAAGGTGGCCGCTATGTCACTGTCGTAGAAGGCGAACTTGACGCTTTAGCGGCTTATCAGATGATGGGATCAAAGTATCCTGTGGTTAGCATCAAGAATGGTGCTCAAAGTGCAGTCAAGGACTGTCAGGCGCAATATGAATGGCTTGACAGTTTTGAGACTATTGTGTTAGCCTTTGATGCTGATGAGCCTGGCAGAGAAGCAGCCAGTGGCGTTGCTGAGTTATTTGGCAGCAAGGTCAAGATCGTCAA